CTGCAGAACTTGCATAACAATTCTATCTTTCTTTTTTTTAGCCTCAGCTAGAGGGACTTCATCTGATTTAATATAAACCACAGTTAAGGGATCATTTTTGAATTGTTCTAACAGCCTCAATATAATACCACTAATATCGCCTGCGCCAGACAAAATTAACGTTTTTTCACCTTTACAACTACGGAAGGCAAGCTTTTTGTAATTTTTTTCATAATCATGATGAGAATTTTGATGTCTAACAGTATAAAAGCCAGTATACCCTTGGTTTTCAGTGTCGACATAAAAAGTCTTATATTGTTTATAATTTTCAAGTTTCTCAACTATTTTGCATCCAGGATTACCTATGCCAATAACATTCATTTAACCCTCTTCATAGAGCCATAATTTTTACCAATACTAATATTGGTTTTAAAATCTCCAAGCTTTGTCTTTGAAAATTGCTCTGCTAAGTTATTTAGCATCGCCTTATCTTCAATACTTACGTCTAATACTAAACTATCATGCACACAAAATGCAACAAAAGATTTTTTTTCTTGCAACATTTTATCAATTTTCATAGCCGATGTTAAGAACAAATCGCTGGCTGTGCTTTGAATAACATAGTTTAAAGCTCTTTCTTGATCAACCTCAATGCGGCGATCATATGGGGTCTCAACAAACTGCCCATTATAGTATTTATCTAATACATCTTGTCGACACAAAAATTCATTGAGTTTTTTATTTTTAGCTTTTGGGTTATAAAGCCATGAAAATACTTTTTTCTTTACCTGCTCCCTTTTATACTTTCCATCAAATATATTTTCTCCGATCCATTCATGCAAGTCATTAGCTGGCTGCTCTTGTTCTAGCAATGCAAACAGTACCCTAATCTCAGCTGCATTGTAATCTAATTCAATAAATAGATCATTTGTTGGCTCAATACAACTGCGTAGCTCTTTGTTAAGGTTTAGTATAGGAAAGCTGTTGGGCTTAGTGCTTAATCTGCCAGTAGCAGTAATCCATGGTGAATAATCGATTTTATTTTTTACATTTTTAATCTTATTGAACGCATCTCTAGTTTTCTTGTCTGACCACTTAAGATTATCAAAATTCAAATTTAAATTTTTTTGAGAGATGTCATATAAAAATTGACATAAATCAGATAAGAAATAATAATTTAATGGCTTCTCTGTAGTATTAAAAACATGCTCTGTAATTTTATTCTTCACTGAATAAAAATCGATGAGAAAATGCCTAGGTAATAACTCGAAAAGACAATTATGATTCAAGTCAACTTTTGATGTTTTTATGCTTTTAATAAAAGCTTTGCTTTTTAAATTTAAAGCTTGCCATTCATTTTTTAAATATTCGGGACATGCATCATTTAAACTCATTCCTCTTGACCAAATTTCTGCATAATAAACTTTTTTATTACGTAAGTGTGGTGAAAATGACCATGTATGAGTCATATTGCTTTTTAGGCTGTTTTCTACAACACCATTGCTTAAGACATTTTTACATTCTCTCTTAGCATCAAATATTTGAAAATACAAATTTACCTCACAATATTCTTTGTACCGGTGATAGTGTAGTCAGAATCTTGGCTATTTTCAATTTTTTCTTTTCTGTTTTGAATTCTTTGATCATATTGCAATTTTGATTGACCTTGCCAATATCCACCTTCAATCGTAAACTTAGTCACGTGAAATCCTTTTGTCAAGCCATTAATATATCTTAATGCATTTTCAACACCAAATAATCTAATTTTTTGTATAGCCATATTAATATGATATTCTAAATCATACTTTGTGTGTTGATATTTTGTTTCTGCAAATCTTAATTTAATCAATACACGCATCCAATATTCGTCATCTTCATCAATAAAACCAGTGAATTCATAGGGTGGCTCTCTATTTTCTCTAGTATATTTGTAATGCACCGATGCACATCTTCCACTTTTATCAAAAGTTGCAGTCTCCTTTTCATACGTACTAAACTGTCTATAAAAAGAGGCGTACATTGTTTCCATAATATTTTTTAAGAAAATTAAATCATACTTATAAGCTTTCTCAAATCTAAAATCAAATACATTTTCATAATTTAAACCATAGCGGCTAAGAAACAGCTGTGCTCCCTTCAAGTTATCTGGATCTTTTTTAGACATTTCCCACCCAGATCCAACATTAAAAACCAGACGCCATGGAGCATTTCTATCAACCATAAAGCCGAATTTTTGAACTTCTTTTGCCCAAAAAGAATAATAAGGATCTTGAAGATATTGTATAATATTCTTATTATTTTCAATACCATGTTTTCTAGCAGAAGTTTCTATCATTAAACCACTCACATATGGCTTGCAATGAAAAGAAGAAATAAACCCCGAATTGGTGATGGGATAATTTGTAATTGTTTTAAGGGCATATCTAATAAACTCTTTAACAAATTCTCTATAGTTAGTAACTTTTTCATATCTTCTATTTTTTGATAAATGTAAATCAACAAAATTAGCATATATAATCTTAATATATTCATTATATGAAAGATCTAAAGTATAGCCTAAAGCGGATTTATAAGCTTTGAGAGAATTGTGATATACACTACCTCTACTAATCGCTGACATTGTTTTTCTGTAGTTTCTCCTAAGAGAGTAAAAAGCATCAGCAACGACATCCATTACAAAAGCTGATGAGCCATTTACAGATTCTATTTGCCCTATAAAATTAGTATCCAAAAAAATTAAATCTGACTCTCTATCAATTTTACCATAAAAAGCATGCTTTCTCTCTAAATCAAAATAGGGAATTCCTGGAGTATAAGGATATTGTTGATATAGAGCGTCTTTGATATTAAAAATATTTTCTAATAGACCATCAGCCATCTTTATCTTCTCCCCTGTGCAGTTTGTGTGCCTTCTATTTGTGTAATAAATCTTCCAGCGGAAATATTTGTAGATACCTTTTGCACTAAATGATATCCACCTAAATTCATTTGATATGCCAATGAGGCAGCATTTTCTACTGATCCTAAACCAGCTAAACTTGGGTTGATGTAATAAAACATGCCTGGCACAAATAAAGATGTGCCCACTAGATTAACATCTGTGTTATAGGGGAACTTTAGCTGTTCTAGCTGATCAACTCCTTGTTCTTCGGCTAATTCTGAGCGATAAGCAGCCATGTAAGGTATGGACACCCTACTAAATGACATATTTCTTAAGAGCCCACGATCAGAGCCAATATTAAAGTGATAAATTCCCTCTGAAACATCTTCTGCTGGGTCACCTCTTCTTTCTATAATGTCTTTATGCGACGATATAAATAACAGCATATAATCAAATGAAGATTTTACAGCAGAAATAGTTGAGCGAGGTTTGACAGTCTCTTTAAAATAGCTGTTCATAAATACAGCGCCCTCAGTATTGATTGACCTCTCTTCAGGGAGTGCCTCTTCATAAAATGATATTTCGCCGCCGCCACAACCTTTTACTTTAGGTTTTTCTAAATTAATTTTTCCAGGTAGAGTCAAGGATATAATGTTTGCTTTGGTGCCGGGTGGCTTGCGAGAATCAGACATACCAACACCAAGTGATGGGACAACCAAATCATTGAGTAATGATACTAGAAAAACACCTAGAGGCATTTGTGATCTACGTCTTCTAATAATCTTATTAATAAACCATGATTTAAAATAATTGTAGGATATAGGCATTTTTGCTAAATTAATTTTTTGAGTTACCCCATCATCATCAACATACTCTAGTGGACCTAGTAAAACTCTAGCATGATTTAGCTGGTAATTGGCAGCTTTGCTAAGAGCAGATTCTTCAAAATAGCCTGTTTTTGGATATATTGTTAAAGGTTTAGGGTACTGATCTGAGGCTCTATCATGCTGATGATCAAAGTCACCAAAGTTCATCGCTGGCACTCTAGCGTTCTTACACGCTAATTCTATGATATCGCCAAGATATAGGTAATAAAATCGCATGTTAGTGAAAGTTTCGTCAACAATATACGCTGGGGCGCTATACTTTGGTATCACCTCCTCATCTTCGATATCTGGCTCATCTGGTGAATCGCCCGGCGGAGCAGACTCTTGCGCATGCCCAGTGCTGGCTTTTAATTGTTTTGTTGCCTGTTCAGATAAATTTTTAGCGCTATTTTCATTTAATTGTGCTCTTTTAAATTGAAAGCTTAATCGCTCCGTAGCAACTGCAGTGGTTAGAGCATTTAATTTTCTTTGTAAATCTGCTTTTCCAAGAGTGGCACCGTCTGGTGTTGAAAAGCCCTCACCTTGAGTGCCGGCGCCGGCTACTTCGCCATCTGATGTTTCAGATTCACTAAATACTTCCACAGTAATGTTTTTACCTCCAACTTCAGCCAAAAACATTCTGGGCCTAAAGTTTGTTTCAGTTGTATTTCTAGGCTGTCTATTTCCATTTAGAAGACCTTCAATAAAGCTTTTAAATATTTGTTCTTTAAAAAAGCCGGCCTGATCTTTTAAAGAATTTAAAACAATCTCTACATTACTATCATTTTTAAACCAATCATAAAGTTTTTTTTCTGTTTGCGGATCATTGTTGATAAGTTGAAATGTTTTGCTACCAGCAGCTGCAGATTTGAGGCCTAAATGACTGTATCTTATTGCGGAATTAGCTTCAACCACCTTTCTTAAAACACTACAAAAGAAAATATCTTTTTTGATCATAGATATTAAATTTAACTTTTCTTGGCAATCTTGTAGACAGTCACTTTTTTTGAGACCACTGTTAATGGATTTTATATTTGATGCAGTGTCGTAAAAATTGGACATGTTAAATTTTGCATCGCCGCTATCAACTAATTCAAATTTACCGCTTTCACCAATACGGATTGTATCTTGAAAAACATTGACTTGATTTGTGCCCATAACTGTTTCTAGTCTGCCTCTATAGCTGGCAGTTAATTTAACAGATCCATTTTCTTGAATATCTATTTGGTAATCATAAAGACCTAAAGAAATTATCTGATCTAATTTCTCTATATTACGAAGTGCTTGCTCTTCTCTCCTAGTTAGATTTAAAGCTTTTAGTTGAGCTTCAGAGGGTGCTGTGTATCCCAAAACAACTTTAATTTCATAGTGACTAGGATTTGCTTTTTCTGTATCTTTAGTGAATCTAGCGGGTGGCCAAAGAATTAAATCAACATATCTTAAAGAGGGCTCATCTGGCGGTGAAGCATTTATATCTTTTAAGCTTTTAAATGTTAGTGACAATTTGCATTCAATGTTATTTTCAATTGCGCCATGATTTTCACCATTCTGCGTAACCATGAAGCTTTCCAAGCCGACATTGCGAAAGTTTGGCTTTGTTGATTCATACTTTAAATATTCTTGAACTGAGGCAGCAGTTTCAATGCCAAAATTGTCAGAAAATTTAAACTCTCTATAGCACGGTGTTGGTAGAGCTTTTACAGATCCAAACTCAATACGGCCACTTGCATCTTTATCAAAGTCAGCATGATTTACTTTAAATATTCTTATTTTTGGCTGTAGTGAAGATAGTGTAGAAGTTTTAATATCATAAAAAACCGCAAGATCATCAATACCACGAAGCTTATTTACTAATCTAGTGCTATCTCCGTTAACCTGCCTGAAACAATAATATTTAAAATCATTTTCTTCGTTTTCAAGTTTGTCAAATGTTTTTGTAGTAAGATCAATATTTTTAGTTAAAACATACTGTTCAACATTATTGACAACTCTTTCTGAGCTTAATAATTTTATTTTATCTCTTGTTCCAGACATATCAATAACCTATATGAAACAACACTGTTTCTAGTGGAGTTGGGATAAATATAATATCTCCAGCTTTAATGTCAAATTCAGTTGGCTTTTGATTAAAAAAAGCAATAACCCACCATAACTCAGGGTCACCATAATATTTGTTAGCTAGTTTAAAATATCTATCACCTGCGCCCCAAATATGAGATATTGTTTGAAATTTTCTATTATCTTCTGGCGACGGATATAAAAATTTAGGTGTGGTATATTGATCAATTTGTTCCATGCCTCTTTTTTTAAGATATCTTCTATAAGCATCTCCAACGTTACGAAAGATTTTTTGATTTAAATATCTCATTCTACTATCCCCCCGGCAGCGCCAGCAGCGACTGCATTAAATGGCGATGTTGGAGCTGTCGTCTCTGACACGCTTAATGGGTTACCAGCTGGTGCATCAGATGCATCTCTATTAACACCAAAATTATACGGAAATGAAGGCGCGGCGGTATCGCCACGAAATTTTCCTGTATGAAAATCCCATCCTAATGGATGATCATGCACAACACCAAGATCCATGGAAACTTTTATTAATTTTGGTATTAAAATTCTTTTTCCCTCTGGCGCCGAGTTTTCAAATTTTGCGGCACTTAAAACTCTTGCAGCTGCGTTAGCAAACGAAGAGCCAACATTTTTAGGATTGACTTCTAAAAAGCCACTTTCAAGTCCATAATTTACATTAACATTGCTTATTGTGCATAAAAGACCTTGGCCTCCATTGGTTGAGGAAGCTATTAGATTAGCATATCTAACTCTAAACAAAGGAGATGCTGCAACAGAAGTAGCAGTTGTAGAATCTTTATAGGTTGGATATAAAGATGCTAATAGCCAACTTAAGTTATTTAAATTATCTAATCCATTTGATATACCAGAGGATGGTATGTCAATACCAACGCCAATGCTGCGATCGTTTCCAGACCAAATATAGTAGGGATTAGTTCTACCATATGGCTGCTCTGAAGTATACTTAACATTATACCTATCACTTAAATCTGTTAAATAGGCTATAAATTGTATAACAGGTGGCTCTGGATAATGCACTGGGATCACCTCAAAGACTGTGCCTGCTTCAGCTGCAACAGAGTTTGTAAGACTGCCTTTTTTAAATTTTACATTTTGAAAGCCGTTTTTATCGCCGGCGTATGCTGCTATCTCTGATTGAAAAAATTTTGGCATTAAACAATTTTCCTCATAAGTTTATTACGCTATTACAACTGGATCTGGGGCATTGAGGGCCGCTTTTAAGAACTTGCGTTCAATTTTCTGATCTAACTCTCCAACTTGCACAAAGCCATTTGTACCTTGTAACATAATTGGTGATTTTAATATTACAGTCACGCCGCCTGCTGCATTCATATCTCTATTTGATACAACCTCACCGTCGGTGCTTGGAATAAATAATTCTGGACCGGATTCACCCACAATATAGGGTGTATATGCAGATGTTGGACCGCCAAATTGGCGCGCTTCTGGTTTCTTACCAAGTTTTATTTTACCATCTTCTTTATGATATATATCCTCTACATCAATACCTGGTATTTTTCCTATAGCGTCTAAAACAGGCTCAACTACACTAGGTGCTAAGCCCGACTCAATTAAAGTCTTAGCGAATCCTAATGCTGCAGCGGTGGTTGTAACCCTCTCTCCAATTCCTGCTGCAAGAGCCTCTGTTGGCAGCACTCTGCCTAAAGCAGCCCTCAATGATATCAAAACCTCAAGTGGCTGTTTTGCGCCTTCAGACATTTGTGTGATAACATTCAACAAGCTCCTGCTAGCAGTGTCAGCATTTTCTCTAGCGCGATCAATAGCCTGGGCTGATGCTGCTCCAATACTAGATAAGGTCTTAGTCATTTTTTCAGCATTTGTCATGCTTTGGTTAATTCGCTCGTCTAGATCTTGCATGCTAGCCGCTGAGCCATCTAGATTATCTCTTAAAGTAAAGAAATTATCTTCTGCTCCAAATATTTTTGAAGCTTTGGCAACGTCAACACCCATAAACCCAGCAATCATTGATCTAATACGACGATTTGCAGAATCAAAACTAATTCCTGAGCGATCAAGCGCTTGTTTTAAAATTTGTATTTTTTCAGCCGGCTCAGCATGCACTAAATCAGTAACAGAAACTACAGTCTGCCCCAGCACTGCATTAAAGCCTTGAGCTGCTTGAGCAGCGCCTTGGAATGTATCTAAACGTTCCGCTATTGAATTTAAGTCTCCAACGCTAACACCGGTTGAAACAGCTTGTGCTTGCAATTCACCAAACACTCTAGTGGTGTCATCGCCAAACTGAGATAAATTGCCTTGCAAACTTATAAAATCTTGAAAAGCTGTGCTTACATTAATATCCAACTGATGCGCCATATTTGCTAATGCGCGAACAGACTCTGAAGCTTCCTTAGGTGTCTGCTTTAAGCCTTTTACAAAGAAGTCTAAGCTTACAGCTGTGCTTTCTTCTGCAATTCCTAATTTAGCTAGTCCTTGTGTTAAGTTGGTAAAATGAGCAGCTGCAGCTTCTGCTGCAGGACCCGTGGCAATAAAAGATTCTCGCAAGAAGCTAGTAGAGTTCTTGAGAGCTGTTAAAGCTTTTTGGGCGCTTTCTCCATTTAAACCAATGTTAGCAAACATACCTCCCATGTTTTCTGTAGCAGCTCTTATTGCAGGTGTATCGGCCAACCCAACGATTGGATCAATTGAACTTTCAAATATATCTTTTAAGTTTTGTGTGAACCTAATACCAGATCGTACAATGCCTCTAAAACCAGTATCTAAAGAGTTTGTGAAGGCGTCCATAGCACCATAATAATCACCGTATAAAGTTCCACGGACACCCGTTATGCCCTCCAGAAGTGCGTTCTCTTGAGTTGCTGCTCTTAAAAAATCTTCAATATTAACACCACCTAAGTTTGTTACTGCTTTATAAAGTTCTGTTATGGCTACTCTATTTTTTCCTGTGACCTCAGTTGCATCCCTAGTGTCGTTTGCAAATTGTTTTATTGCTTGGTTTTTATAGATGTTTTCTAGCTTTTTAAACTGTGTTAGTCTGGCATTATTATAGCCGATTTCTTCTCTAAGGGCACTTAGTCTTCGAGCGCTAGCGGGCTCTGTGCTATTGAGTAAATTATGCAGCTGCGTATTTTTTTGAATCAAAGCATCTAGCTGAGCCTGAGCTTGGTCCCGGTGAACTTGAAGGACCTCCTCCCCATCAGCTATTTTTTTTGCTTGTGCTATTACTAAAGCATTTTGTCTCTCTGTAGATTCTAGTGCATCTAAAAGCTCTAGCTCCTGCGCAAGGCGTGCTTTGGCAGAATTTGATAAGGTATCATTTCTTACTACTAAATCGTCAACAATTTTTTTTGCACTATTAGCTGCTTTTTCAAGATTTTCAATTGATAATGAAGAGCTACCGCCTACAAGACCAATAATTTCATTCACAACTTCTTCTAGTTTTGTGTCAGCCACTATTCAAAATCTCCTCGCGTATATAATTAGTTTTTCATAAAAAAATAAAGCCCTGCACAATACAGGGCTTTGTTATTTACCACTATAGGCTTCGTTTTCTTTCTCAAGTTGATCGGAAAGCTTGCTTAAGAACCACCTACGAAGTCCAACTGGAAGATTATAGGCCTCAATGAAGCTCCAGCTACCATAATATTTCATATAGAAGAAGTGCTCATACACTTGCTCCATATATTTTTCATCTAGGCCAAAAAAACTCCGCTGTAAGCGGAACCTCCCTGTCTTCAACACTATCGCAGTTTTCACATTTTACTTTCTCACTCAACTCAACATTTGGAAATACATTCGGGATTATACCTCTTAAGCTTCTAGAATCCCAAGCTAGCATATTTTCAACAAAATTATTAACTAATTCCTCTTCAAATTGACCGTCAACAGAGCAAACCAATCTCTTCATTGTTTCAGTTATAATATTACCTTCTACAACTTCCGCTTGCAAAACCTCATCACTACCGGTTGGTACTTGTATACCAATTTTTACTTTAGATTTAGGTAAAATATACTCATATATCTGATCATTAGAGTTCCAGGTTATACCTAATTCTTTTAGCTTTTTTTCATCAAAACACGAATCAATATAGTGCATTTTAGCTAAATCAAAGGTATGCTCTTGGGTGTGGTAGCATAGACTGCAACGACTTTTAACTTTATAATCATTGCCGTATGCAGATATTCTTGCTGCAATCATAATAGCATTTCTATCGCCTATTAATAAACTCTCGGGATCAACATCACCGACAATTATACTCTCTAAAAGTCTGTCTATAACGACACCTTCTTTAATTAAAGCAGTTGAAGCCAGGATATCTTCTTCCTTGGTTGTCATCAACTTAACTTCAATTGTTTTGCTGTTATGAAGTGGGTGATCAGGCAAGTAAAAAATACCTCTAGAAGGCAATTCTACAAACTCTGTTGGCACTTCATAAACCAAACCAGCAGGAGGTGCCTTAGCTTCAGCTTTTTTAGCTGCGCCTAGGCGTCTCTGGTTGTTTCTCATTTAAACCTCTCTTTGTTATTAAAGTGTAAGGCCACCCTCATATGCGTTATATATAGCGTAGTCATAGGTAATACCGATGTCAACATTGACAAGGCCTTCATCATCATATGATAAATCACCGTATTTTACACTCTTCAAGAACGCATTCTTGAGAGACCATTCTTCGTAGTATTTGGTACCAGGTACAACATTTGTTGGAAGCTCTCCACCTTGACCGGCTGCGACTTCAAAACCACCAGCGTCAAGTTGCTTAATCACAACTTCACCTAATGCAGCTCTGGCCTGCACCTTTGAGATACCTGCAGATAAATTATTAAAATCAGTTGGCTGGATGTAGCCCATGTTTCTTAAGACATTATAAAACTTTGAGCCCATATTTGGCCCTGGATCAATTGCATCAATAAATGACACATCAATATCATTCCATTTAACTATACCAGGAAATTTAAAAGTATGGTTCAAGACTCTATGCTCAGTTGGACCTGTTAGCTCAAAAGAGGGCTTTGACGCCTTAGTAACCATGTATTGCGTTTCCAAACCTAGGCTGGTAAACGTGATCAAAAATCTAAATTTTCTTTTGGGTTGGAAAGCTTGTTCTGCTGGGCTAAAAAACTGTGCCATTTATTTTGTCTCCTGTGTATTTTAAATAGTTTTAAATATCTTTTTTTTAGTCATCAAAAGAAGCACCGGACTTCGTAATGATAAAATCAAGGGCAATAAACTCAATTGCTCTTGCAGGCTTCAAGAAAATCTTTGCATAGAGAATATTTCTATCAACCAAATCAGGTGTTGTTGTAGTTTCATCTAGAATAACCCTGAAGTCTGTGAGGCCAAGTCCAGCTTGAACTTCCTCAAGGAATGGAATAACTCTTCCTTTAAATCTATCCCATGTAGCTGTGACGTTTTGCTCAAACAGTGTTGTAGCTGCAATTCTAGAAACCTCTTTCTTAACAAAGATTAATAATCTTCTAACGTTAATTCTATCTAGAGCTGAAGGAGTAACCTGTAGGGTCTTTTGTCCAAAGATTACAATACCTTCTGCTGGGAAAGAAGCAATCGGATTAATATTAACATCATAAAGCTTATCTCTATCATCAGATGTTAATCTCTCTCTAACACCGATAACTGGAAGTCCAGATGAGCCTTCACTTAAGCCACCTCGGGTAAAGCCGGCTGGTGCAAACCACACTGCTGATCTTCTTTGTGAGCTAGAAAATGTGCCTAAAGCTACAACTGAAGGAGGCACATAAAGCACAGAATCGCTTAGCGTATCTCTAATCTGAACATAAGGATAGAATGTGCATCCATAGCTCGTATTTAAGCCTAGGTCTTTTGCTGAAGTAACAACTTCGTCAACTGAACCTAAGCGAGATTGCTCATCGTCGCTTGAATGTTCTGGCGGAGTATAATTACCTTTTAGATCAACAATTGCCAAGGCATCGCCTCTTTCCTCACATGAATTAATTAGTTGTGTATTTAAGCTGGGACTGGTAATGCCAGGCATTACAGCAACATCAAATTCAACAAACTCTGGATCTGAAGTTACATCAATTGCCTTTTTAAGACTGTAGAAGGCGTAGTTTGTTCTTTCAGTGCCAGTCTCAATAAAAGCATTTCTAAATGGATCTTTTTCTCTAATATCAAAGCCATCGAAACCTCCAAATAATGGAGAAGTAAAGCGATTAAAAGCAAAAGATCTTCCACCTGAGGATCCAGTTAAAACGAAAGTACTGCCAGAGAGCGCTGTAAGTGATTCACCTGCCGCCCTAGATCCTGCATCATGATAAACATGAGCAACATCAGTCTCTGAAGCTCTTAAGTCGTCTAATGTGAAAACCCAAGAAAATTCATTATTTTCACCTTTTGCAAATTGATTTAAACCAGCTGGGCCAGCTCTAAGAAGGTCTATATTTGTCTCATCAAAACGCTTTGTGTTAATGAGATTAGATTGATAGCCAAAGTAAGCCTTTGTTGGCTTAACCATATCACCTTCAGAAGATGACACTCTTAGTCTAGTTTTTGGGAATGTCAATGAGCTGGTGAAGCCTAGTCCGTCTGCTCCGCCTGTAAAAGCGAGCGTTCCTTGTGAGCCGCCTGCAGTAGTTTGATTAACTAAGAGCTTACCATCAGTCACCAAACTACCTCCAATTGCTTTATTGCCTGCTGTACCACCCACATTTTGTGTTAAGGTAATCACTCGCGGTGAGCCACCTGCGTTGTTAGTAATTGCGCTAACCGTCACTTTTGCGCCACTAGGTGACGCCGCGTCTAAAGCTGCCTTGAGTTGAACAGCAAATGCAGTTACGCCGCCACCCATGAGGTTATCATCAACCGTGGTCGCCGTTGCTACGCCAGAGCCGTTCGTAACAGTTATGGTATGCTGGGTGCCATCTGTATTTGTTATAATTAAATCCTTGCCAGCGATTGATGTAGTGCTGTCAGGCATTATTGTTACTGTAGCTTTTGTATCTTCAGCAGGATCTCCCACTAAAAGAATATCACCAGAAAGATGATTTGCATGCAGGGTATCACCGGACAATGAGCCAGAGCCGTCAACCCACCCAGTGGTTCCAATTGTATCAGTTCCTCTATTAATACCTAAAGTTGCTGGTACTACTGGGCCTCTAACTCCAAATGGAAGCCAGCCGGCCTTTGCTTTGCCATCACGAACTTGAGGTGATACTTCAACTCTGATGATAGAGGATCTGTTAGGATAGTTGCCTAACTCTGTCAAAACTTTTGTATCAGAATTATAGTAAAAATGTCTGTCTCCAATAACTCTACCGATATAATTTAATGATCTTGGATTTAAGTTTACATTACTATATCTCTCTAAAACAACCGGCTTTTGATCGTTGTCAGAGCCTTTTCTAACTAATACTGTAAAGGTACCAAAATCATTAAATTCATTTTGTGAAGGTTTAATATCTTGAATTGAAATCTTATAGTCTCTGTTAGCATGCTCGCCGCTATCTAAAGCATAAAACTTGAATAGCTTCTCAACATGACTATCGCTAGCCGGATCAAAGTTAGCTGTTGGGCCTAAACCTTGAGAAATAAAGAATCCAGTCTGAGCTGCTGTAGCCGGCTTCTTATGGTCAGCCCATGTAATGTTTGACTCTCCAGTGCCATCAAGTGCAACAATTGCGCCATGCAAGGCAGAGCCAGTATAGGAAATTCCGTCAATAGCCAATTCACTATTTTGGCCGCTGATAATATTTGACTCAAACGTTTCGCCTAAGAAATATTTCTCAGTGACACTATGAAGTTTATCATTCAAAAGAGTGGCATCTGTATTAAAAACCTTTCGAATAAACTTTCTAGATGACTTGTTAAAATCAAAAGTTGTAGTTTTTAGTACGCCTTCAGATCCACTAATGACAACTGTAAAGTCGCCATTTTCAGATTTAACTAAAGCACCAGCTTGAGTCACACTTGCATCACTGGCTCCTCTAAGAGCACCCTGAAGTAAAACTGCGCCTTCGTTGACATACCATATTGCAGCTAAAGTACCGGTGACCTCAGCGCTTGTTGAACCAGAAGGATAAACAATTAAACCATAAGCGCCGCCGTTCTCTGCAATCTCTGAGGAGTTACTGAATATTTTATCTAATTTCCATCCTGCTTGGCCATGGCCAAGAGCTGCGTTTGAGGCATTTTCACCTAAAACACGGTAAATTGTACAAGGGCTATTGTTTTTAAGCCAAGCTTGAGCAGCATATGCAGCATAAGTAGGAGCCGTAGGAGCATTGCTTCTCCATGAATCACCTGGGTGATTGCCATCATGAGGAGCGCCAAATTGGGCGACCAGATCTTTAAAAGAACTTACTATTGTCGGCCTATTAGACGGTCCTTTTGCAAAACGTCCAATAATCAATGGACCCATTCTTTCGGGTAAGGGCGTTAAGATTGATTCATCAATCTCATCAATGAAAATGCCCGGAGATACAAACTTAAATTTATCGACTGCCATGTTTTTTGCTCCTAATTA